TCTGGTAAAAAAACCAAAGTCATCATAGTTTCTACTCCACACGGTATGAATCATTTCTACCGACTGTGGCACGATGCGGAGAGAGGAAAAAATGAATATACACCGACTGATGTTCACTGGTCTGAAGTACCAGGTAGAAATGCCAAGTGGAAGAAACAAACGATATCAAACACATCAGAACAACAATTTAAAATTGAGTTTGAGTGTGAATTCTTAGGATCTATTGATACATTAATTGCACCAAGTAAACTTAAGTCTTTGGTATACGATAATCCAATACAACAAAATGCAGGTTTAGATGTTTATTTTCCACCAGAAAAAAATCACGATTATTTGATGACGGTTGATGTAGCAAGAGGAGTTGGAGAAGATTACTCTGCATTTGTTTTAACTGACATAACTGAGTTTCCGCATAAGGTTGTAGCAAAATATCGAAACAATGAAATCAAACCGATGTTGTTTCCAAATATCATATATGAAGTGGCAATGAATTATAATAAGTCATTTATACTTTGTGAAGTAAATGATATTGGAGATCAGATTGCTGCCATACTAAATTTTGATATGGAATATGAAAATCTTTTGATGTGTTCAATGAGAGGACGTGCTGGTCAAATAGTAGGGCAAGGATTTAGTGGTAAAAAGACTCAACTTGGAGTTAAGATGTCAAAAACAGTTAAAAAGGTTGGTGCTTTAAATCTCAAAACTATGATTGAAGAAGATAAGTTAATATTCAAAGACTATAATATAATATCTGAACTCACCACATTCATATCAAAAAGCAATTCATTTGAGGCTGAGGAAGGATGCAATGATGATTTGGCAATGTGTCTTGTAATATATGCTTGGTTAGTTGCACAGGATTATTTTAAAGAACTTACCGATCAGGATGTAAGAAAAAGATTATATGAAGAGCAGAAGAATCAAATCGAACAAGACATGGCACCATTTGGTTTTATTTCTGACGGTTTAGATGACGGTAGTTTTGTTGATTCTGAAGGAGACACTTGGCATGTTGATGAATATGGGGATCGTTCATATATGTGGGAGTATCGGTAATGAAGAATCCATTTAAGAATGTTAGATTGAAAAGATTATTATCAAAATCATTTCCAAAAAGAAAAATAACTATCATAGATAACGAGGACGGATCACAAACAATTCTCATACTTTGATGGATAAGAACGAAGAGTTTGGTTTTACTCTTGAACATTTACTCTTTCAAGAAAGAAAGTGTAGAGTTTGTGGAGAGACTAAGGATTTAATAAATGAGTTTTATCTAATTCGTAAAAACAAAAGAAACTTTCCATCTGGATATTCTTATGAGTGTAAGATATGCACAGTCAAAAGAATTTTAAAAAATCGAAAGAAAAATAAGGTATCAACTGAGTGGTCATATCCTGATTGGTAATGTTCATGCACTGTTTCCCCAATGTAAAAGTAGCAAATAATAAATACTTTTAGTAAAATTGAATCTTT